ATGTTACAGATGGTGTTCTTGATGGAGTCACCGATGGTGTAACAGAACTAGTTGATGTTACAGATGGTGTTCTTGATGGAGTCACCGATGGTGTAACAGAACTAGTTGATGTTACAGATGGTGTAGTCGAAGGTGTTGACTGCGGTGTTAAAGAACTAGTTGGTGTTACAGATGGAGTCACCGATGGTGTTCTTGATGGGGTCACCGATGGTGTTAAAGAACTAGTTGGTGTTACAGATGGTGTTCTTGATGGAGTCACCGATGGTGTAACAGAACTAGTTGATGTTACAGATGGTGTAGTAGAAGGTGTTGACTGCGGTGTTAAAGAACTAGTTGGTGTTACAGATGGTGTAGTAGAAGGTGTTCTTGATGGAGTCACCGATGGTGTTAAAGAACTAGTTGGTGTTACAGATGGTGTAGTAGAAGGTGTTGACTGCGGTGTTAAAGAACTAGTTGGTGTTACAGATGGAGTCACCGATGGTGTTTTTGTTGGCGTTGGTGTAGTCGAAGGTGTTTTTGTTAGTGTTGGTGTAATAGAAGGTGTTTTTGTTGGTGTTGGTGTAATAGAAGGTGTTGGTGGTGGAGAAGGACAAAAAACGTCATTTAATAATTCAAAATCGGTTGGTACGTCCGGACACCACTCATCGTCGACATAATATTGACCCAAATCAAATCCAAGACCAGGGTGGTTTTCATATTTATGTCCAAGTAAAAGTTGTTCATCTACGTTGCCGTTAAAAACAACTAACAGTGTATCGTTATATGGTCCGCAATCAGTTTCAAGATTTAAATTAAAATACAGATTAGGATTACAGTAATCCAAATCGACATCTATAACTTCAATTGGGAATCCGTATTGGTTTATCAAATAATCACCATGATTATATAATTCTTTTGGATGATTACAACATGGTTCAATAAAATCCGAAGGTTTTATTTGCAATTCTTCCGGAAATCTAAAATCAAAGAAATAACGACCATTTTCAGGAACACCAAAATTCTCAACAGACTTGTTTGTATAAACCCTAAGTTGTGTAGTTGGAAGAACTTCAAAAACCTCATAATCATTATTTTGAGTCAATCCTGTTATTAAGTTACTCCTAACAGAACCTAAACATTCGATACTTGTTATTTGTACTTTTCTATATCCATATGTGAAAGAAAATCCTGACATCATTCCATCTAAAATATTCTGATGTGAATATGTTGTACATGGTCTAACTTCAGCTGATAAAATATAATCACCAACGGATAAATTACATACATTTACTTTTGTGATTGTCCCCCCACTAATAAAAGATTGTACGTCTTGATATGTCGTACTATCATCTATTGTTAATGAATTATCGATTTTTAAAGCAATTGAATCACATTTTAAACCATAATCAAAATTCGTTTTATATTCTAATTTTGGTTGAATTGTATATCCCGTGTAATTGTCACAAAAGACGACTTCAGAATATGATGAAATTGGGTTTCCAGATGTACCTTGATAACTAACAATTTCAAAAATTTCCGTGTGTGTTTTACCACTAGGTTCGGGACACGGGTCATGTTCAAATTTTGGTTGTAACCCCAAAATTTTAAATTTAACCTCTTTATTTGCTGAATCAATAACATTAAAATTTATAACATCATTTTCGGAAACACCCGTTAATTTGTATATACAATCACTAACCTTTTCGATATGAACGTCAGCATTTTCATTTGTTCCACTTATACAATTTGCATAAAAATAAAATGACCAATCGGTCCCTTCTTGTACACCCGTCTTATAACCAATTAATTCAATAAATAAATCGGAAACTAAAGTACAACCAGTTGGGGTTTCACAATATACGGTACCGTCACCGTATACATGTGCACTCATTAAATTACTATTCTTGTTAACACTATAATCCGTTTCAAATCTATAATCAAAATATTCAGAAACAGAACAATCATTTGGTCCTAATTTTACGGAAGAAAATCTGACCTTTTCGACACCATTTACATCGGTAAATGTTTCCCATTTTATTAATGGAATTGTTTCAGAATAATATGTTTGTCCTGTTGTACCTGTAAATGGGGAATATGGTTCGTATCCTGCACTATTTCGAGTAATCGTAATATCTGAAATTAATTCACTTAAAGCATCTAACCACAATTCTTTGATTTTATCAACATCGGGTTCTAAATAATCTTTATAATCACAAATCAATGATAAATTGATTGGGTCGTTACTTGTAACACCACTAGTACAACCAGTTAAAGGTTGTAAATCAAATAATTTCGCGCTATTTGAAGTGTTGGTTGTCCCACTTAAAACAACGTACATATTTGAAGTTAATCCACTATAATCGGCCCCACCATATATCACTCCGTCTATTTCAATTATCGGATAAAAAGTAACTCCCGTCAATCTTAATAAAGACCTAAAATTAATTTCTTCTCCTAATATGTTTTCTAAATCTTCTTCGATATATGTTTCAAAATCGGGATATAATTCTTCAATAAATTGAAGGGGTTGACAATCATAAACATATGGATATTTTGGTCTTCCGAATACATTATTTTCAATTAAATTACCACCTGTCCAAAGTGTGGACGCTGGTACCAATTGTTCAATTAATTGAACCCAATATGGTGAAATTTTATCAACAAATTCTGTTACAGTAATTTGGTGATATGGTGTAAAACCCGTGGTTTGTGAAAGATAATCACGATACACATCTTCCAATTGAATATAATTCTTTTTGTATCGAATTTTATTTGAATTCTTTACAAGATTATGAATAAATGTATCTAAAAATTCAACAAACGTTTTTCCTGTTTGTGTTGGTAAATTGTTGTTTGTTCCAAAAGAAATTTCCAATTCTTTACTACGTCTAAAGACATCGTAATCAATAGCTCTAGCCGGTGAAATATATATCTCGATGTTTTTTCTATTTAGAATTAAATCTGAATTATCTTCTTTAAGTCTAGCTTTGGTGTTATCTATGTCGGAAACCAAATCATATCCTGTATCTAAACCTGGTAATGTTCTAAAAACATTAAAATAGTCTTCACCATAGGTGTATGGTTTATTTTTTGTGATAATTGTTTTTGTTCTACCAGTTAAAACGGAGTTTGTGGTATCCAATATTAAAGGTGAACGGTGTGATAACGTTATATCGTACCATCCCGCACCTTTTTCAAAGAAAACATCTTCAGTTTCACTGTACGCTCTTCTTGGTAACCCATTAATTTCATTAACGGGATACCCATCTCTATCAAACGAAGTTGTTCCTGTGTAAGTTTTCTTTTCATATGTATAACCAGTAACGTTTAAAACCGCAAAAGTGTATGTTTTATTTCCTTGAATTGCCTCATAAATGTCTTCTTCTAAATCAAAACTCGCGGGTAATGATGTAACTTGATAGATATATTCATTAATTTTTATTAATGGTTCAGGTGCACCAAGAAATTTTAAAAAAAACTCTAAAGCCTTTCTTGTTCCTTTTGATTTGTATATCTCAATAAGATTAACTAAAAGTCTTCTATAAAACTCATATTCTGCTTCGACTAAATTTGTACCGGTAGAAATACCTGCATACGTTGTGTTTATTCTCGTATAAAGAACATCTTCTAATTTTTTTTCATCAAATAAATTTGTGGTTGATAGTCCAAGGTTTTCAGATAAATTTTTTAATAATACATCAGGTAAATTATTAATCGAATCATAACTCACATTTCTCATGTAAGCAATATTATCGATATATTTTTTTACACTATCAAAACTCTGTCCATATAATTGAAAAACACTTTCCGCTCTTTTATCTTCCGTATCAAACTCAAATAACTGAGGAGAAGATAAAAATCGAACCATTAAATTTGATTTATAATCATCAATCTCGTTTGCAATATCACTTAATCTTGTTACGTAAAGTTCATAATCTATACCGGTAATTTGAATGTTATACCCATCATTTGATAAAGGCCATGATGTTGTTACACTTACTAAAGAGGTTTTTGAGTTATTTTGACTATCTCTAGGTACTCTAAAACTTGACGTATATATGGGATTTGTTTCTCTATTTAATAATGATTGTTCTAAATCATCAAGACCTGAGAAAAATTCTTCTATGAGTCCATCATTTGGTCTAATTAAAACATTACCTAAATAAGTAGAACCGGTAAACGGTTGACCATAAACTTTAAATTGAATAACATTATCAACATTTGGTTCCGTATATTCAAGAATTGGGTATGTGACATTGTTAACAACAATAACATATTTGGTATATGATGAATAAAAATTCCTTAATTCATTTTCTGTTTCAGGTTTTATTACTGAATTTGGTTCAATAAGTACCAAATCAAATGGGTTGAAGAATTTACTTCTTTCAGTATAAAATATTGTTGTGTGAGCACTGTCGTCGTATGTTGAACCCGACACACTGTATGGTGAACTACTTATCGGACTATCAGCAACAATATTAATAGCGCCAGGAAATTTATTAATAATTCTCGTTAGAGAAACTAAAATACGGCTAGATAAGGAACCAAATAATGATTTATCCGCATATTTTTTATTCGATTTAAAACTAACCTCATTGGTTTTTTTTGTTTTTGTTCTTGTTGTGGTTTGAATACCATCAACTTGTTTTATCGAATCTAAAGTTAAAAATTCTGAAAATGGTGTTGTTGAAAAACTCTTTGAATCTCTTTGGGGTATCACTTTATCCAAAGAGAAAACCGTGTTGGTTAAGGAAGATGTTCCATCCGTTATTTGTCTACCAACTAAAAAATCATTAAATGTTTCCGCACCGCTCGCAGCTTGACTTGGTACTTTTCTTTTTGCCATTATGTTTCTGTAATAGTATCAAAGTTTAGTGTTTCGTCAATGTCAGTTCTCTCTTCACGAACCTCATATAATGTTTCATTAAATTCATCTTTAACTTCGTAAAGATTATATTGTTTATATATGTTGTTGTTATTGTCATAAATGGTGTAAATACCTTGTGAAACCGCCTTACTTTGATTACCATACAATGCATATGCTAGAGTTGACGCATCATGCTCAACCATTTCTATCTCTATTGTTGTGGGATTTAAATATGTGTTTGTTAAAATTATTTTTTGAGATGGTACGCCAATAAACGGAACCGTATTTGGTTTATTTGTTGGTGCTGAAGATGGTGTAACAGTTAAGAACATCAAATTTGTTACTTGTTCAATTTGAAACAATTGGTGTGCAATAAAAAGACGAAGTAACGATTCTATAAAAATTAGGTATTTTTTTATTATCTGATGAATTAATATATTCAATTCTATACCCTACCAATCCTTGAGGTGTAAATTTATTTCTATCATCTGAAGGAACATTTGATAAATCAATAATTAAACCCCTTACTGAAGGTAAGGATGCCAAAATTCCACAATCGGTAATCGTTGTTCTAATTTGTTTTGGTCTTATATGAAGTGTATAGATACCTAAATCAGAAAAA